AAAACATAGAATCAAAGATAAATAGCAATAACTTTATTCAACAGCAACTTGCAGTTAATAAAGATGCTTTTATTAGATTGCTTGAAGAGTCTCTTGCGAAGTCTAGTGAGGAATCTGAAGAAGAGTAATGATTGTAAGACGATGCGCCCAGAATCACGATGTGGTTATTCATAAAAACACCAAGCCAGGAATGCGTAAGATGATTGCGATGAGTGATGGCACAAAACAGGAACTCACCTATCCTAGTTCCTATAATTACTTCTTGGTTGTAGATGGATCAGTAGTTCAGCGTTCTAATTCTTTTGAAACTATTGAAAATGCTTACGTAGATAAATGCACCGAAATTCACGGTGATTCACATGGGCGCATCGACATCATTCAACATAAAATAATTAATAATCAAGTAGTAGATAGATGAAAAGTCCTTTATCAACCTTAGTATCATGGCAACTCAAGACTGGTCAGTTAGATGGGTGGACCGCATACCACATTGCTGCGGGTGCGTTTCTTTGCAAAGTATTCCAGTGGTGGGGTTGGACCAACTTCTGGTGCGTTATGGGTGTATTTATTATTGGCGTATTATGGGAAGTATTTGAATACTACATTGAAAATTGGAAACCGTATGGCAGCAAAAGGCGATGGGCATATAATACTATTGCAGATATAATCGTTGAAACTGCTATGGCGTGGTGGATGGTAATATGAAACATACAATAGAGAAGTTAGACAATGGTGATTTTAAAGTTATTAGTACGAGCTATGATTTGCCTGTTACTTATCAGTACAATAAGCGGATGCAGTCAAGGATGGAGCGTAGGCGGTGTTGTAATCACTCCGCAGGATACTGTGGCAAATACAGTGTTTATAGAAATAATGGGTGCTGATTCAGTGATGCATTATTATCATGGTAAGGTTTACACAAAATCAAACTGGTGTTGGTTACACCATCAGTTTGAAGATATAACGCATGAGTGATGTCAAAACTGCAAGGAGCTATCGTGGTGCTTTGGTTGACGACAATATGGTTGTTAGCCTTAACATCAAGTGGATGGTACAGTTATGTGTTCTTGTGGGTGCTATTGTGTATGGGTACTATCGTATTGAGTCAAGACTGGGTAAACTTGAGTCGGATTTGGTGGAAGCAGACAGCACGATTAGGAGTTTACTTAATAAGCATAGCGTGGAAGAGGAGCGGAAAAGAGCAGAGTTGGAAAGTAAGCTTTCATTCTATGAAAAAGAGTTAAAATTAAATTTAAACCCAATGTCTTGGGGTAAAAAGAAGCGGAAATGAATCATAATGAGTTTCAACACATTGCAGAAGAGTTATTCGGAAAAGCTGTATGGGTGGCTTTTGCATACTTGGGCGTATCTATCTTCAAAGGACTCATTCTTAATGTCTACGAAGGACTTATGGTTTTTATTGGCAATGATTACAATCAAGACGACGTTGTTTACCTTGGCCCTGAAGAGCGACCAGCTCGTATTGTGCGTATGGGAATTAGAAAAACAGTGTTCTATATGAAAGATCAAGACGGTAGGTGGAATATAAAAATGGCAGTGCCTAACGAAAGTTTAAAAACAATGGTGATTAAAAAAGAACTACCAAAAAATGGTGGCAGGTTTCACAGTATAACAGGACAGGAAGATGGAAAATAAAGATATTTATCAGTTATTAGTAAAGCATGACGAAAGATTGAAAAACATTTATTCTAGTTTAGGTAGAATTGAAAATCATTTAGACAAACTAAATGGTAAAGTAGAAAGACACGATACAACCATCGCAAAGATGCAAGTCTGGGGTAGTATCGCCTTAGTCACTTTACCCATCGTAATCAACGCAATAATGAGGTTAATGTAATGGATATTAAATCAATGCTAGTAAAACTTGCTGAAGAGCAGGCTGCAAAGATGCAGGAAGAAGCAATTAGTCACTTAGGATCAGATGAAATGGCTGAAAAGATTGCCAGTGCAATTAATAAACGAATTGACATACCATTTGTATCCGAGGAAAAAGAGCAAATCTTCTTCGAGAAAGTAGTAGACGTAGTCACTGACATTTTAGAAGGCGTATTTAAAGGTAAATAATGGCAGTACCTGCAAGAGTCAAAGCAACGATGCGCAGGCTGGGCCTGCGCGGGGTGAATAAGCCAAAGCGAACTCCAAGTCATAAGACTAAGTCACATGTCGTTATGGCAAAATCTGGTAACAGATATAAATTAATACGTTTTGGTCAGCAAGGTGCAAAAACAGCTGGTAAACCACGTAAAGGTGAGTCAGCTAGGATGAAGGCAAAGCGTAAATCTTTCAAGGCGAGACATGCTAAAGGAATTGCTAAAGGTCGCATGTCTGGAAGTTATTGGGCAAACAAGGTTAAATGGTAATGAAAGTAAAAGGAATTAGTGTAACAGGATTAAGTAAACGTCAGGTCAGCGCAATGCGCAGGCACGCAAGACATCACACTGCAAAACATTTACGAGCTATGGTGTCTGCAATGCGCAAAGGAGCAACCTTTGGTCAATCACATACAAGTGCTATGAGGAAGGTGGGTAAATGAAGAAGAAGAAAAGAAGAAAGTCGCGAGTTAACGAAGCGGGTAACTATACCAAGCCTGCGTTGAGAAAGCGTATTTTTAATCGTATCAAGGCAGGAAATAAAGGTGGTCGAGCTGGTCAGTGGTCCGCAAGGAAAGCGCAGATGCTCGCCTTGGCATATAAACGTGCAGGTGGTGGATACAGATAATGGCGTTAAAGAAGTCACAGAAAAGTTTACGTAAATGGACCAAGCAGAAATGGGGTTATGTCACACCCAGCGATTCCAAGAAACCGCGCAGTAAGCGTGGACGGTACTTACCTGCTAGTGTCCGCAAAGGATTAACCAAATCGCAAAAGGCATATGAGAATAGATTAAAGCGCGCTGCAAACAAGAAAGGTCAGCAACGCGCACGATACAGTAAACGAACAAGAAGTAAAGTAAGGAGTGCATGATGCCATATCATTATGGAAAGAAAAAGAAGAAAGGTAAAAAGAAAAAGAATAAGATGAAGCGTGGGATGAAACGCAAATGATTAATCCAGACCAAATGAAAGGACTCATCAAGCGTGTCTTGCAGAAGATAGATTTGTATTCTTCTGAAGCAGCAGAGTTCATTTATAACATAGGTTTGGTAGAATCTAAATATGTTTATTTGGAGCAGATAAAAGGCCCAGCGCGTGGTGTTTATCAGTGTGAACCTTGGGTGGCGGTAGATATAATTGAAAACTATTTACAATATCGCCCAGATTTAATGAAATTGGTTGCGAGTGCCTGTTATTTGGATTGGTCACATTTTACTGCGCCAAGAGAAAAAGACTGGGAGTATATTCTTACTACGAATTTGGCAGCGCAGATTGTATTTTGCAGATTACATCTACGCAGGATACCGAAGAAACTGCCTAGAACTTTAGAAGAACAAGCAACACAATGGAAGGTCTATTATAATACCGCGAAAGGCCGTGGAACTCCAGAGAAATATTGTGAAATAGTACAAAAATATGGATGATTCAGAAAAAATTGATAATCTGATTAATTTAATGTATGAGTTAAAAGAATTAGCCAAGACATTGGAAGACCCACGTCAAGATATTGATATTACGATTGGAACGATAATCGCACTAATTATCTGCGCTGATGTACCCGATGTCACCATATTACCTACTAATAGTATAACTAGTGAGATAGCACAAGCATGAGTTACTTAACAGCATTTTGCAATATAACCACAGATTTACAAGCAATAATTAGTGATATAGATCGCTATGATCGCAAGAGAGTGTTAATGTCTAATTGGTCCAGTCCTAGTTCTGATCTATATAGATTAAGCAATACTGGATATATAGAAAATTTATACAAGGATGGAGTAGAAATGACAAAGGTTACTGATACTCCAAACGCAGATAACGAGTTTAAATATTCTGAATCAACTGATTCTGTTGATTTCTTTTTAGCATCTAGCTCAGTATCTGCACTTAATTCTAGCGTATTTGAAGCAGGTCAGGATT